TCAGCGTGCCAGCTTATCGTTAAGCATAAGCACCTGTTCGCCATTCATTTCTTCAATCCACGCACCGTAGACTTCATAAACCATTTGCGCGTTTTCATGCCCCATCTGGCTGGCTATGAAAGACGGGTTAGCGCCGGCAGATAAAAGCCAGCAGGCAAAAGTATGCCGCGTATGGTACGGATTCCGGCGGCGAATACCAGCACGTTTTACAGCTGCGTTAAATCTGGAGCCGATACTCGATAAAGAGTAGTAGGCTTTCTGTTTGCCCTTGCGCATCCTGGGCATGAAAACAAATCGCAGGTTTTGATATTCCATCGCACCATACTCGCGGTGATGGAAAACAATCTCGGTTTTGGGCTGTAACGAAGTCAGCGTACGCTGTGCCTTCAAGGCCTCTAGTGCTGGCTCTAATAGCGTGATAACTCGATCACCTGCATCGGTTTTTGGTGGGACGAACATTCCTAGCGCATTAAGGTTGCGCTGTATATGAGCCGTACCTTTTTCCCAGTCGATATCTTCCCAGGCAAGAGCTGCAAGCTCTCCATGACGGACACCAGTATAAACTGCGAACGTCCACATATTGAGGCTTTGGCCACGCTCGGATTCCGCAAGCAAACTAAACTCCTGCTTCGTTAAAGGATCCGGTTTTACTTTCCCTTTGTGTAGTTTCTTGATCCCTTCAAAGGGTTTGCCACTGATAAAGCCAGATTTGTGTGCAAACCGAAGAAGGGAGCACAGAAGCGATATATAATTGTTCACGGTAAGCACAGTGCGTCCCTGTTTGTTACTTCTGGGATTTGCCAGGTAAAGTGTCTCACCGTTCAACAGCTCCTTTCTGTATTTCAGAATGTCGCTGTGGCGTATAGTTGAAACAGGCGTATCTCCGTTAATGATGTGCATTAACGTACCGAGTTGTGAGCGCGTCTTACGCATGGTATTCGCGCTAATTTCGGTTTCTTTAATGCTCGTCCACAGTTCACACAGCTCTGAAAAGGTTTGAACTGAAACAGTGGTTACGGTTTTTTTTGCTCTGGACGATGAAGGAAAGCGCTGGTGGTAATCAAACTCTCCAAGGTTGATCTCACTAACGATCACAGCCCGAAGATTCCCGGCTTTTTTGATGTTCGCCGGGGTGTTGATCCAACCTTTTAGAATTTCTCGGCAACGCTTTCCCCGGTACATAAACCAGATACAAATCTTATTGTTTCTGATTTCGACACCCGTAGGCAAAGCTGACATCTTACGCATCCCTTATTAACTGATTAATTCTCGGATAGTTATACCAAGTTGTGCCACGCAAGGTTTTTTCTCCAGAAGGAGATACTCGTTTAAAATGGACACCTTCCACCCAACAGCCCTGGCGATACTTCTCAATCTGTCGTTCGGTCAGGCCTGTTTTTTCTGTGAGCCTTGCGCCAACAACCCATTCTTCGTTAAAAATTACCTGCGACATGGTTCACCTCAGGTAACCGGCATGAGTATAGATATGCCGGTCTGTAGTCGTTGATATTTCAGTTTCAGTTTGCCTGGCCGGGCAGGGAACGCAGTCGGCGCATGCCGGTCATTGCTGTGGCCACGTAGCTTGCCTTGCAGTTGACCACTTCAACCCAGACCTTCACGCCTTCCACTCTCACCGTATAAGTCTCTTTCATCTTGCTGCGCCCATAGTCACCGTATCTTTGCTGGTGGGCTGCGAGTGCGATTTCACATGCCTGGCGAGCCAAAGGGGATTGCTTACTGCCTCGATTAATCAGTCGCATTTCTTCTCCTTGAGGGAGGGTTTCCCCTCCCGATCTCGTTAGTCCACGTATTCCGGTTTCATATCCGCCAGGGTGATGCTGAACTGACCATGCAGTTCGTCGCCCAGATGGCGTTTCGACGATGCAAGAACGCGCTCTACCTCTGCGAACCGCGCAGCTGCACCGGGTTCATCTGGAGATGGCAGGGAGTTGATTGCCGCTTCCACCTTGTTGCGTGCGTCCACCAGGTAATAACGCTTCACAGCTTTGTTCTTCAGTTCAGTGAACAGGGCAGAACCCAGCGTTACTTTGACTGTTTCAATATCTGCGCGCAGAGCTTTAGCGCTATCCACATCCTGAGCCGCCTCGATGCGATCACGGAAATCATCAGCAAGTGCATCGATGTTTTGAGCTGATTCCTGAGCCGTTTGAGTCGTAGTGACGTTGTCACCTGAAATGTCTGCAAGGCTAACGTGCTGAGCCGGTGCCGGGTTTACCTCTCGTTCTTCACGACGATCATCGAGCTCATCCGGGGTGTAAACGCCCAGAATCACATCCGGGCAGAACAGTCTGGCCCAGCGTTTGACAGCCAGATATGCCAGCTGCTGTCGTGGGTCGTCAGCCCACAGGGTAGAGTTTCGGGTTCGAGCCTGAGCCAGCAGCAAATCGAGTTCCCTTGGCTGATCTTCACCTTTCAGGGTTGCGCGGATAATAATGCCGATCCCGGCTTCGTCAGCCAGGGTCCAGCCCGGGACGCGGTACTCGCCTTTGTCGCCTTTACGGATATGGAATTTCCCAACAACCTTTTCCCATGGTCCGTACCATTCATATTCAAACCGGCTGGCCAGCACGCCGCTGCGTGAAATGACGGCATTAACCAGCTGCGCTTCATACCCGAGCACACCGTTAATCAGGTGCGTCTTCTGCGCCACGGCAAAGGGATTCATCTGCCACTGTGCCGCTTGCATCGCTACAGCCATGCAGTCGGCCTGGTTGCCCTGCAGGTGTTTAGGAACGGTAGCAGTGCCCTGCGCCATGATCTGCGCGAACGTGCTGATGGCGTTCAGATACTGGGAATCAAACAAAGCCACGTTCGAGTTAATAACGGTGTTCTGGTCAGTAACGGTAACGTTAGTGTTATGCATAAATCCCCCTTAAGCCTGAGCGCGCAGCGCTTCGAGGCGGCGCAGGTCGAAGTCGTTCAGTTCATCGGTGTAATCGGTAGTGATCGGCGCTGGCCATTCGCCCGTGTCGAATCCGGTTGCTATGGCGCGCATTGTTTTGCGGTACTCGAGCATGCCCAGCTCCAGCAGTTCAGTGGATGCCTCAATGATGGCAATCCAGTGGTAGTTCTCGTCTTTGTTGACGAAAATCCAGAAGAACTGGTCCAGCGCCGCGGTCTCGCAATACATAGCCGCACTGAGGTGGTAGTCCCGGTCAATGATTTCCCGATGCAGCCTGGCGCGCAGGCTTTCTTGCTTCACATTCCACATGCTGATGGTTTTCAGGTCAGCACCGATACGCACGCCGTCCAGTTCAATCTCGAGGTCAGGGCGTACACGCACTTCTAAACCTGTTTCGTCGTCAAAACCGAAGTAGCTCACTTCAACGGCGCGGTTTGGATGTGTCAGCAGCATGCCGGCGGTCGGGTGCGACAGGAGTGCAAACTGAATTGCCCGCGCTGTGGCCAATTGCTGGCGGGTAACCAGAATCTTTTCGCCAGTGTTGTCGCGCCAGGCATCCAGCAGTTCGTCGGCAAATATGGCATCGGGCTTAACCGACTTAACTGCCTGGATCATGTCTGCTTTGCTGCCGGAGACTTTCAGCGGCGTCGGTTTCTGCGCTTCCTGTGCCACCAAATCAGGATTGATGATCGCTAATTGCTCGAGTAGCGCATCGCGGCTGCCGCTGGTTTTAACCGGCACGGGCAGGGTGGCGTTGTACTCTTTAATGCATGCCTTCATTGCCGTTGCCGTTTGCTTCTGGCCTTCTTCAATACGCTGGTACTCAGCAGGGAGAGCCATATAGCTTTGAGCCGTTTCTTCCAGGCTGGCTCCAAGCGGCACTGAAGCGGGAAGGGATGCGTTATATTCTTCAAGCAACGCTTTAATCTCGTCAGCGCTCAGCAGTGCCGGCAGGCTGGCGTTGTACGCGTCGATGAACTCACGCAGAGTTGCGGTGGTGGTGAAAGCACCCTCAGGGATCTCAGGTTCTACGCTGAACTCTTCTTCGAGGTTTTCTGGCTGCAGTGCAAGGGCGTGCACCAGATTTCCCATATCCAGCACTTTGGATGTTGTGCGCGGGATGGTTTTAGCCACATGGCGCGCGTTGAAGTACATCAGGCTGACGCGGGCATCTTTCACCTGGGTTGAGCTAATACCGTTTGCTGCGTGATATACCTCATTCGGCAGACCTTCGTATCGGCCAGGCTCGAAGTAAGCCGGGTATTCAATTACTGGCTCTGACTGCTGTTCTTCCAACGCTACGGAATCTGTCTGCGAATTAGCTGCATCAGTGCTTTCGCTCGGTGGTACCGAACCAACATCTTCGTCTTTCTCTGGCTTAGCCGTTTCCATCTGCACATCGTTGGTGGTCTCCGGTGTGTTTTCCGTTTTTTCGACTTCATTTGAGGTGGTGTTGATGACCGGATCGGTATTTCCACCCATAAGACCATCGATGGAGAACATGCCGCTGCCGAGATTTTCAATCTGCGGCTGTGAAACTGGAGCTTCGGTCTCAACAACCGGAGTAGACAGCGGCAGTAACTCCACAGCAGAGTTAAACTCAGCCGTCATGGTTTTATTCACAAATTCAAGATGAGCCGCTGGCGTGTGATGAATGTTCTCTGGTGCGATGCGGATCAGATTGAAGATTGCCGCACGGTTCACCGCCAGTATGCCGGGCTGATTACGCAGGATGGCGCTCCATGATTTCCATGGTTCTTCTTTCTTCGCCACGATTTCTTTGGCACGTCGTAACACGCTCGAAGGAATTTCGAAGTGGTGGAAGTCCATAGACAGTAGGGCACATGCGATCTCAAGATCGAGAGTGTCCAGAGTGTGATGCGCGCCTTCGCCGCGATCCGTTACATACCCACCGTCGGCATTGGTACCAGAATCGGTGCGCTGAACATTACTGATGCGATTACCGGCTGCCCACTCGCGAACAAGAATTCCGCGGTCAATATAATCAGTCGCTGCCCAGATTCGGGTGAATCGGAGAACCAAAGCGAGTTCATGCCGCTTCTTCTGGCTGAACACCTTGCGAATGGCGTCGGTGTAGCGCCACAGGTCTTTGGTATCGTAACCCTTAACCACTTCGCAGTTTTCTGCCGCCAGCAACAGGTTCTGGACATAGCTGTTGTCAGTGTCCATCTCCAGCGCGCAGATACCTTCGTATTCTTCGCGGGTTAAGTGGTGGCGCAGTTCGTCGGCGGTGAACTGGGCGAGTAGCTGCTTGCGGAAGGGCATACGAACGACTGGATAACGAGTGGTTTCGTCATCATTCTCGTCAATCTGAATACCGTTTTCAGGTTCTGGAACCTGAACGGCTGTAACATCGGTGTCGCTGGTGCTTTCTGATTTGAGAAGAGAAAGCTTTCCGCTTCTCCACTCTTCAATTAACTGATTGCGATCGCTGACATCTGCTCTCGCCCAGTCAGCCATGAATGCAGCGATAACTTCAGCTTCGTGCGTTTCATCTTGCGCGAAGACCTGCTTTATCGCCTGAACGAGTTTCCACTCAGCGTTCAGGCTGAGTTCGGCAATTTCAGGGATGTCGTTCTTCGCCAGCAGCAGGTTCTGGAGATAGGTGTTGCCTTCATCCAGTGACATTTCGCTGGCAGCCAGCTGCTGCTCTTTAGTGATGTGTGACTGGTATTTGTCGCTGGCCAGGTGGACGGCAAAACGAACCGCTGGAGTGCGGTTTTCAAGCGGGACACTCTCGACGATAGTTTCGACTTTAACAGTCGGTTCCGGTGCGGCAATGTTGTCAATGGCTTCAGTAGACTCAGCGCCAGCCTTTGGTAGCCAGGTGCGTCCATCGTCCTGGAGTTCGTAGCGTTTGCACCAGGTGTAATCCACGGTGCTTTCTTCCGGCAGGTCGTTGTAAACAGGGAAATCGGTGCGAACCGGTTTGGCGTAATCCTTACCGCGGCCGGTTTCAATACCAGCATCTTCCAGCTCGACATCGAGCTGCAGGTTGGCTCGGACTTCAGATTTCGCAGTGAACCAAATCACCGCGTCTTCTTTGCCAGATTTCTGCGTAGCCTTAACTACATAGAAAAATTCCATGTGAGATCCTCTTTTTTGGATGTAAGATCCCCGGGCCAGAGATAGCGCCCATTGGGTGAACTTTGGTTTTTTAAGTAGTTTTCCGGTGTAACTTTGGTCGGGAGCACCGGACGTACGGGCCGCCTTGCGCGGCTTTTACGTTATGCCTCGTGGGCCATCTGGTCGTACGAAGCACAACGTTCAGAGCAGTATTCTTTTTCTTTGCGCGCCAGCTGTGCGCCGTTGCGATAGAGAAGGGTACTTTTGACTACTTTCTCCGGTTCAACCGGCTTGCCGCAGTACCCGCATTTCGTTGGCTTACACATCTGGATTCCCCTTTTGCGCCAACAGGTAGCACAGGCGGCGAATAATCACCTCGAAGAAGTTCAGCTTTACGGCCTGCTGCCGTCCTGGTTTGCGTGCGAAATCAATCATTCTCACCCTCGTTTGCCTTATCGCCGGCCAGCGGAACGTTTACACCTGATGCGCGTTAATCTCTCCACCTCATCCGACTCTTCATATGCCGTCGGCGGTTACTCCGTGGGCTCCATGCCTTGGTGGAACGTAGTGCGTCTTGGTGATACAGATTAAATCACTGGTTTATAGTTGTGTCAATTAAAGATTGATGTTGAGTGTAAATCTGCGGTTTATAGGGCTGGATTTTGTGAAGTGGCTGACAAACAGAAGGCAAAATAATCCCGATGCTAGGATCGGGTTTGGGGAGTTAGGTAGGCGAAATAGCTAAGTGATGGTAAAAAAAAACCGGCACGTTGGCCGGTTTTTTCTATTGTCTGTCTTGGGTGTTTAGAAACGAAACCGGTCCGTAAGCAAGATTAAATGTTGGCTGTGGTAATAAGCCATTGTTTTTTAAATCTTCTATCATTGCTTTTTGTCGTTCAGAGCATACCTGTGTTGTTAAGGTTGCTACTTGTTCGGCTAAGGTTGGTTTGGACATTATGCTATCCCCCTCGTAAAGTGGATGACAAACTATCATTCTTCATCCTCACTGTCATCAGGATAAGATGACATAACAATGATTTCTTTCTGAACTTTGAATCTGAACTCCGTAATCATCTTGTCCAACTCCCTGATATCCTCAGTAAGCTGACTGTTATGAGTATAGTCCTCAATTTGTAGGTTCAGATCCCTGAGCGTTCCAATACCAATGGATCGTCCATGTGAATGCCACTTCCTGTTATCACTAAGCGCTATGGCAATTTCTTCAGCACGGTTGATTTTGTCCTCAGGAGTTACTGGAGTTTGAGTTGTTTCTTTTATATTCCAGTTCCGAAACTTGTATTCAACAAGCCATTTTTTTAATAAATCTTTAGATAACTCTCTTGCTTGCTCATAGCGTCTTAACTGGGCTAGGTCTAAGTTGTTCAACATCATTAGCTCTGCTTGAGTAACTTGACCAAGGCGTGATTTATTAATGATCTCTTCTACTTTATCAAGATATCCTAAAGCAGGGACCCATTTGCCTTCTGATGATTGGACTTGAGGGTCGATAGGACCAAGGGATGATGCGTAGTCCATATAAATACGATCCCCAGACATACACCATATTGTTCCTGCAGACATGGCATAATCAGGAACAAAAAAGTATACTTCCTTATAAAAATGTCTCGTAATTTCAACCATTTTTTCAACAGATTCAACTGAACCACCGCCTGTTGATAGGATTACGACAAGTGATTTTCCACCCTTCTTGATTGCAGCATGCCCTATGCCTTCAAGAACTGGTTGATAAATATTTTTTGCCCACTCGGTGATCCCTCCGTAATAGACAATGACATCAGAGTTTGGGAAGTGATCATTTTTAAAATCATTAATCTTGAAAGAAATAAACCCTTCAATAGTATCGTCAATATTGCTCAATTTTATCACCGTAAGATTGATTAATTTTAACCGAATAGGTGGTGATAGCCATGGAAGCTAGCCAGCCCTATAAAATGATTTTCAATTCTTTAAGGTCACACCCCTAACCAGATATGCGCCGACCAGAGGTCTTATTCACCTTGTGGCTTGATGCGTCCCTTCATGTACTTCTCATACAGATCATCCAACTCTTTCAGGCGTAGAGCAAAGATGCGGAGCATGTTCTGTTGTTCTTCTTCCGGGAGTTGGCGGTAGAGTTCCAGCAGGCGCTGTTCGTCCGGTTTAAGCCCATCTTTTTCACCCACATCTTCACCGAGTAGCCAGGCGACAGAAATGCCGACAGCATCGGCTATAGCCAGTGCCGATTTCTTACTGATCACTCCTTTTTTGAACCAGCCGTTTACGGCCTGAGGGGTGACTCCAGCTATTCGTGCCATGTCTGCTTTGGTAACACCACGATCTGTGATCTCAGTTAGGCGGTTCACCAATACGAGGTTGGGTTCTTCTTTTCTCATATCGCCATTGTAAATACTTGGTTTATACACACAATAAATCCAAAGTTTGCATGAAATATAAATCTATGGTTTACTTTTGCTATCTATAAGCAGGAGAAGCAAATGTCCGCACTCGATAAAGCTATAAAAGCCGCTGGCTCAGCCAGAAAGCTCAGCATCGCGCTTGGTGTGACGAGTATGTCCGTAAGTCATTGGAAGAATCGTGACCATGGGATCGTCCCTCCAAACTACATCTTCTCTATTTTCAAAATGACCGGAGTAACTCCCCATGAGTTGCGTCCTGATCTCTACCCGAACCCCACTGATGGTTTACCTAAACAGGAGCCTTAACAATGCAAACTGTTTCATTTCAACAGAGTAGCAGAGCTTCCTCTAATTCACTGATATTCCAGTGTCATCAAAGCGAATCGGCAGTGAATGATATCGATCATCGCGATATCTGCTCAGCGGTACGAGCTTGGGCTGCAGCAGAAGGGCGCATAGCTGTTGCACTTCAAATCCAGGAAGCGGCGGAAGAATTTCAACTTGATGGAGTGGATTTCTCAGGCCAGGCCGATGTCTGGAACGTGAAGCTGTTCCGCTGGCTCGACAACAAAGAAGACTCCGCTTCGTATCGAAAGAACGTCGAACAGCTGGTGCCCGCGATCATGTCTGTATTACCACTTCGGTACCGCGACCGTGTCGTAAAGAACGACTCGTTTGCCTACCGGATGGCCAGGTTGGAAAAAGAAGTGAGTGAGGCTAAGCAAGCTCTGATGCTCGATGCACCGAAGAAGGAAAAGCTAAAGGAGTTAGGCGAGGGGATTTTTGAATTGTTCCGTGTCGATCCGGACCTTACGGCGCCGCTGCTGGCGATGGTGACAACCATGTTGGGGGCAATGTGAAGACTTCAGAAAAGGCGAAAGCCGCGGTGCTCGAACACCAACGGCTTTCAGGTGCAAAAACGGAGTGTAATTGCGGAGCTAAGTATGTCAAACACAGCTGAAATTTTCAATTTCCCCCACAAAATCGAACAACCGGGAGGTCGTATGGCCGACCTGTCGAACGGGTATACCAAGGTCGCTAACGAGATTCAGCAGCTTAAGCCGCGTCTGAGAATGTCAGGCCGGGAGTGGCAGTGTTTTGAGGCGGTGATCTGGCTTACCTACGGCTGGAACAAGAAACAGGACCGCGTTACGAACACGGTTATCGCTGAGCTTACGGGGCTGAGTGATTCCCACGTTTCGGATGCGCTCAAATCGCTCGCAGAACGCAAAATTATCTTCAGTCAGAAGCAGGGCGTGATGAAAACTGTCGGTATAAATACTGATCTTTCTGCCTGGGTTTTAGACAAACCGAAAACGGGAAAAGTCTTCCCGAAATCGGGAAAAGTGTTACCGAAAACGGGAAAAACCTTCCCGGAAACGGTAGACACCCAAGACTATAACAAGAACAATATTAAAATATCCTCGTCTCGGAATTCTGACGAATCCCGAAACCAGAAAACTCAAAAGTTTCTCTCACGCCATCCAGAAGCTGCCGCCGGGATATACACACCGGCAGGTAAATCATGGGGATCCGCTGACGACCTCAAGGCAGCACGCTGGATTTACGACAGGCTTCTCACTGTCAACGCATCGCTATCCGAACCAAACTGGGCTGAATGGGCAAACACCATCAGGCTGATGCGTGTCCAGGACAAGCGCACGCACTACGAAATTTGTGACCTGTTCCAGTGGGCTAACCGGGACGAGTTCTGGAAAGACAACATCCTGAGCCCTTCAAGTCTGCGCAAGCAGTGGGATCAGCTCACCACCAAACGGCTGCGCGCAACCGGAGCGGTAAAACCTTCCCGGGGCGGTATCGACCTGCATAACACCGACTGGATTGACGGGGTGCTGGAATGAAAAATCTTGCAGAGAGCATTCGCAGTTTTGACCGGGAACAGGCACGCCGTGTGGCGCACAACCTGCCTGAGCAGTACACCGAGCGTGAGCAAACTGAACAGGTAGCCAAGATTATCAACGGGCTGTTCGTACAGCTGGCCGCCGCTTTCCCTGCAAGCTTGTTTAATCGGAGCCAAGACGACGTTGACGAAATCCGCCGCCAGTGGGTGCTGGCATTCAATGAAAACGGGATCACCACTCTGGAGCAGGTTGAGGCCGGTATGCGCATGGTACGCCGTCAGGAGCGTCCGTTCCTGCCGTCGCCTGGCCAGTTCATCAAGTGGTGCAGGGAAGGGCGATGCGTGCTGGGGATCACCACTGCTGACGTGATGGCTGAATACTGGAAGTGGCGTAAGCTGGTGTTTCGGTACCCGAGCAGTGAGCAGTATCCGTGGCCTAAGCCGATTTACTACCACATTTGTCTCGAACTGAGGCGCCGCGGAACCGATGGCCAACTAAGCCATAAAGAACTCGAGCGTGAAGCCAGCGATATTCTGGATATGTGGGAAAAGCGCGTGCTGGCCGGTAAGCCGATTCCGCCTGTACGGCGGGCGTTGGCCGCGCCGGTATCGCCGAAGGGGCCGACACCGGCAGAGCTTTTGAAAGCTAAATATCAGCGGATGAAAGCCGATGGCAGGGCATAG